CCAGCAACAGGTTTGTCAGAGGTGTGCCAATTCCGTGGTAGTTTATTGACCGTAATAATTCTTTACAAAGACTTAACAATCTTTGTATTGATATTACTGTCAATAAACCGAAGGGAAGTGGAGTTATATTAATACCATTAATAACTAGTTTAGATGCAAACTCACCAGAAATGTGATCCTTAGTAGGGATCACACTTTTGGTAAGTGAGATATCTACTCCTAGAGTATTAATGATATTAGTATAACTTAACGCAACTAGCTCATTTGCAATAACGACATCATCCCCCAAGACTATATAGTCATTAAAGGGATAGATGCCATTGCGATGAGCCGCTAATCGGATTAACAGATGATGCGTTACGGCTATGATAGGTCATGATGAGTACATCCCTATACCTTGACCGGTATTATATGTATATATTTTACCGTCAAGATAAAAGGGTGTACCAACCATGATTTTCTGTCATAATCGTACCGTTTCATCCGAAAATCCGATAAGTTTAAGGACCCCTCTCTCAAGAGAGATGGGGATTCGGTCGGTTGCCGCAGTTAGATCAAAGGATCATATTTTGATACCTTGACTTGATCAAAGTTTCATAACTTCAATAGAGGTCTCTTGCTTATACGTATAATCGGTACCCGTTTTACGGAGTATCGATATAAGTAGATCAGCAAGGGGTTTAAGAGAGTACTGGGTAATCCAGTCTGAGATAGCAATGATACGGACCTTTCCTAAACCATCACCAAAGACAGCTAGGCGGCGTAAAACACCACCTATTGTCTCTGATAATGTTTTAGAAAAGATCGGTATCTCAAGTATGGATAGTAAACGTGATAGACCTAATCAATTTAATAACATACCCGGGGTAGAAATACCCTGGGATGTATCATAAATTTTTAAGTCATCACGGATACTATTCACAAAGTCGTCAAGGTCTCCAAGACCTTCACGATACTTGACTTGTAGAGCTATCTCTAGTAGGATACGTTGTACCCCCTTCCCTATTGCACCACTTGCTACTCAACCAGAGAGTCTAGTGACTCCTGGTGAGAACAAGTTGGCGTGATCAAGTTTCGGATCTTCAGAAGTATGATCCGAATTGAATCTAAAACCTTTTCCAATCTTGGGGTAGGCTATACGGATTTCACTTAATAACTTAGATACATTCTCATTAACTCCCTCTTTAGGAGGGAGAGTAATTGAGGATATATCTAACTTATTAGGTGATTCTATATAGCGGTAACATCGAAAGAGTGATAAAACAACAACCTTATCTCACCTACTTATCGTAGGCAGTAACCTTATAAGTTTCTTAAGATATAAGGGTACTCCTTCTGGAGTAACCTTACGTCAAAAGAGCTTAGAGGTTGCTGGGGTCAGAGTACCTATTAGTAAGTAATTCTTAATTAATAGGTAATCTGCCTTGAGACAAGTGTTGGTGAATTCTCACCCTCTCTTTGTTACTAGACGCTTATGGATAATATAAATATTACCCATAAGATGTCTAGTCTCAGACCTTAGAAGTGGTATAGCAAAGCTATACACACTTCTAAGTACCTGTAGATTCGCTTTCCGTAGAGACCGTGCATTATTAGCACAGATCCCTAAGGGAGAAGGTACTGCTTTCATCTTACCTTTCGGTTTGACTGCCTGGATTGTACCATACCTCACGAACCTACCTGGTCACATTCCTAAGGACTTGAATAAAGTCTTTAGGGATG